ATTTGTTTTCATATTCTTTCAACCATTTACATACGGTTGGTGGTGACACATCAATTATTTGTCCTATCTCTACATAGGTTTTCCCCTTACTTTTTTCTTCCCTTATTATTATAACCTTTTCTAATTTTTCTTCAAGGGTATAATATTTTGTGTTATGTTTACTTGGAATTGGTTTCTTTACATTGATAAATAGTCCCTCTTTAGTTTTTATTCCATCCTTCCACCATTTATTATTTTCTTCATTTAACTTCCATCCCATTGATAGTAGTATTTCGTGGGTATAATGTTTCTGATATTCATCGTGGAATTTTCCTGGTTTATTTGGAATACGTAATGACCCACCATTTTTATCTAATCGTTGATATGTTTTATCTTGATATGATTTCTTTTCCATATCAGTACAACATTTCTTACAGACTAGTCTATTTTTATAAAAGTCATCAACGGTTTTTACCACAAGACAGGTAACACAAGTTTTCTCTTTGACATCTTTTATCTCTAATACCACTGGTTCTTCTTTTAAGACCACTGGTTGAACTATCTCTGTTGGAATGAGTAATCTATCCATCTTGTTCTTTTTTCTTGTTAAATACAAACATTTGGTGCAGTGACGACGAGTGAAAGTTTTCTGTTGAGGACGATGATAATATGTTTGAAAATTTGATAGTGGTAAATTTTCTTTACATTTGTTACATATCTTCATAGTTATAAATAGTCTGTTTTTAACAAAAAATCAGGTCTGGTAAAACTTGGGAGTTAAAAACCTAGACCTGACCAAAACATGATTTACCATGTTTATATTCTAATATAAGAAAATTACTTCATAAATCAAATAGGATAGTTGATTAGTTTAGTAATATCTTTTGACCAACCTATTGGCAGTTTAGCCATTAATTTTGTACTAGGTCCATTAAGATATTCCCTGTAGAAATAGGTTGAGTAGTTTTTTACATATTCATCTCTCCACCAGTCATCAGGTATAACTATCTTATTCAGGTTCCAAGAATAAACACCTCTGGTCGTTGAACAGATATATCTTTTCTTACCAGGTAATAACATCAGTTCATCGTATTTTTTCTTTTCAATCATTAATCTTGGATACCAACCATCAACACATTTCAGTTCACCGTACAGGTCAAACTTTTCTGAATAGAAATCAGCTTCATGATGTTCAGGTAATTTAACTGCATCTAGTATAATACTAGTTTGGATTAATTCTAATAATTCTTGTTCTATCATAGTGTTATAAAGTTTTTTTCTTTTGGTACTAGTTTATTAAAATTATTCAAGATTATTTCATCACAGGTTCCTCGTTCAGATAGAGGTAATCCTAATATCAACAAGATGTATTCTTCCTTGTCTGCAGTTGATAAGTTATAAAAATCTTTCAATCTTATTTCATCTGTACGCCATTTCCATTGTTGTGTATGTTTTTCCATATTTTTTTTGTTATCAGTTATCAGTTATCAGTTATCAGTTGTCATTTGTGATTTATGAGTTATCATTTATCATTTAAGAGTTATCATTTATCACTTATCAGGTTTTCTGGGTTATTCTGGGTTATTGAAAAACCCACTGGGTTTTCTAGGTTATTTGGTCTACCACCTTTTTTACCATTTTCTCTACTACGTAGTACCTGTTTTTCATATTTCACTTTGTTAATTTCAAGTACCCTTCTTATTTGTAACCAATGAAACTGTTCGTGTTTACTTGGTAGGTACGGTTCTTCTCCTCTTGAGTTTCTAAAGATATTCAAGATAAAGTTCTGTGCTTCCGATGGTGACATAAGTTTTACATCTTCTTCCCAATCGGAATAAATCATAATAGATTTTTTCATAATACTAATTTTTAAAAAACGAAACCCCAACTCTATTCCAGGTTACGACGTCTGTTCAAGTGAAGGGGTTTCAAAATCTTATGAGTATGTGTTGTCGTAACTACTCTATGTTATAAATATAGGAAATAAAAGTGAAAGTAAAAAATTTTTAAAAATAATTCTCAATAATTTTTTTTTATAATTATAATATCGTATATTTTATCATAAACAAAAACATAATATAATGGTACAACAAACAAACACAACCCAAGACAGTATCTGTCGTCAGTCAAGTTTAAAATTCGTAAGTGACTATACGAAAGTAATTGGTACACCTTTAACCTTAAAGGAAATAATCGGGATCACAAACTTAGTAGTTGACTACTGCCAACACGGTTACTCCAAGGAATTGGGTGAACGATTGGATAAAGTAGACGACCACATTAAATCAAAGTTTGAGGAACTTTAACATATTTATATAACATGGAAGAATTAGTTAAATATGTATCTGACAATTACAATGGTCTTATGGAAATATACACAACCCAAATAGACAGGTCAACAATAACGTTTGATGATTTCTGTATGAAAATGTATCATCAACATTTAAAAAATATTAACTAATAAAGAATTTGTTTTGTTTGCAGATATCGGGGGACTATTTTGGTTCCCCTTTATTTTTTCATCAAAACCTGTATATTTATTAATGGGGGCAGTCTTCATTTGTTTTTATTATATGTGAGTGCCATCATTATTAGTTGAATTCTTGACTGCCCCTTTCTTTTACTTCCAACTTTGGACATGTTTTACTTCTGACTTTGGTATTAATATTTTCCAATTATTTTTTTTTACCAATTATTTTTCTTATATTATAACATAAGTTAGTCTTTCGATAAAACTTATGTATTTATTATAAACAAACAAAACAAACAATGGCACAATTAGAAATTAAAATCAGTAACCAAGATATTGAAACCATGGTTACCAAATTCAAATCATTTTACGACGACATAGAATCCATTACGGATTACTATATTAAAAAGAAACACGAACGTCTACAAGAGACAAGGTTTACAAATGTGAACCATCTGATGTTTGATGACTTTACAATGAGTCCAATGGACATGTCATTTGATTTAGTAGAAATAACAGGTGAGGAATTTAACAAATTGGTTACCCCGATTGCAACTTTTCCAATAGAAAGTCAAATTGGTAGACGAGTTATCATGGGTATAAAAGAAACCAATACAAATAAGTATGTTGGGTTCCTAAGATGTGCGTCACCCGTAATGTCAATCAAACCTCGTAGTGATTTTTTTGGTGAGAACATCCGTTTAGAAAAGGTAAATCAATTCATTTATAACGGTCAAACAATCGTACCAGTCCAACCATTTGGATTTAACTACCTTGGTGGTAAGTTAATGGTACTTGCGTGTCTATCAAATGAAGTACGTGAGTTATACAATAGTAAGTATGGTACCAACATTTTATCATTTGAGACCACATCATTATATGGTAACTCAAAATCAAATAGTCAATACGACGGATTGGAACCGTACCTTAAATACCGTGGGTTAACTGAATCCAAAAATTTACTATTTCCTACAGACGATGTGTACCAAGAAATTAGAAACGTCTGTAAGTTACACTACTCAAAACCAGAATGGAACGGTGGGATTGTTAATCCAACACCACCATCACCAAAAATGAGGGAGTTCTCAAAGGTGTTATCAATCATGAAATCACATTTGAAAATCTATAACCCTGGTGAATTGAATATTTTAAATACGTACCTTAAAAATAAGTGTGAGAGTAAGGAACAAAAAAGGTTCTACCAGTCTGATTTCGGATTTAAAAATATAAGGGAACACATTCTTAACGGTGACAAATTGATTGAAGGTGAGAGAGAGAAATACGATTTTAAAAATTTGGTGTCCTATTGGACCAACAAGTCAACCAAGAGATACAATAACATTAAATTGGATGGCAGACTGAAGACAGAAATTGAGACCTATTCCATTGATGGTATTAACAATGGTATTGATTTTAAAATCATTAGGTAGTAAAATATTAGCGGTTGTAGCATAATGGTAATGTGTTCATTAATCCAAATGAAAAAAGGGGGTTCAATTCCTACCCTACCGCTCACAAAAATAAATTTGGCAGTATCAAAAAGTCTTTGTATCTTTGTAATTCAAACATAAAAACATAACAGTTATGAAAAAGAAAATATCAGTATCACTAACACGTGATGAAATAGTAAACTTACTTCAATCCTTGGAGATTAATTTAGATAATGAATGTCAAATTGATGACCCAAATGAAACCTATATTAATCAACTTGCACTACTTAAAGTTAAGTTTGAAAATAAATTAAAATAGTTATGGAAAAGATAAAAGTACACATAATGAAAGAAGGTAAGAAAACAAAAGTCACCGAGGTTGAAGGTGGTGCAGTGTTTGTTCAGATGGGTAAATGGACCTATTATTTTGGTAACACAAATGAACCTGTAATTAAACGTTTTCACCATGACCATGTTATTATTACCACTGTTGAAGATTATGAACAAGTAAATGGAATATTAAACGAAAAATAAAATAGATATGGAACAATTACTCAATCACACTCACACCAGATTTATGGTACCTACCAGATTTGAGGATTACAATCAAACGGTAACACAATCAATACAAGAGACACATCAAATATTTGGTGACCACGAGTACGACTTACCAAGTATTGATATCAGTGGTATCAGATTTCATGAAGACCAATTATCACTGGTGGACGAAGACATCATGTCTTCTGCACCTATACGAATGTTCATGGTGATATCACTCTTAAATATTTACTACGTCGTAATACATATGGAAGGTGAAATAGAAGAGGACGACATGGATGGTATGGTTGAAATTGAGTTCAGTGTCTACACTGAAAATAGAGTGAACATAAAAAGACAATTTAAATTTTTATCATAATATGGAACACGAAATTACATTTTCCAACAAAGACCTATACGGTCACACCAGTTATTTTTTCCGTGGTTACGTATCTTTATCAACCGAGGATGATGTCTTTAATCAGACCGTTGATTTTGATAATGGCACCTTAATTGAAATGTACCGTGAGGTATACGAGTGGTATGTCAAGACGATAAACTCATTAGATAAATTGGGTGGTTGGAACCTACCCTTCTCCTCATCTAAGGATTACAAATCTGGTGTGAACTCTAAGTACACCGTTGTCATGAGTTTGGTGGAAGTCAGTGAGGGAATTGAAAGTGAGTACGACATCAACGAAGGTTCAGAATTGAATGAAGAGACCTTGGAACTAATTGAACACCTGATTAACAAACTATAAACTATTAGACCTATCTGACCATTTGTCTATCCCCTATCGTTTCTACGATGGGGGTTTTTGTTTTAAGACGTTTTAAGACACTCTATTTTCCCATTGACCATAACATATACCTGACGCTTGTTCCTGTCCGTATTCGTCAACTATGGAAGAAATACACCTACTTATGTACTTATCCTGTTCCTCGTTTTTTTCGGGTGATGGAATTGGAAATCCCTCCTTCTTAATGTTGAACAGTTCCTTTCTAATTCTGATGATTTCTTGTATTGTCATATACTACCTTTTAGTTCTCTGTTTTCTTTTTTCAGGCCATCAATCGTTCCTTCCAATCGTACTATGTGTAAAGATAATTCCTCAATTTTTTTGGATAGGTCATCAATAAGTAATTGATAAATCGTTAAAGATTTCTCAAGGTTCTCAAGTCTACCATTCTCATTTTCAATTTTTGATTTACGAAAACCTGCAACATAACCAATAATGGTTGTTGCAACTGCACCTACAATTTGATATATATATTCGTTCATTTCTTGTTATATTTGTTTAGTACCCACAGTCCATACACGGAGGGTTATAATGTTCTTGGTCAGAATACACTTCCAAATTTCTCATTGTTTGAGCCAATGAATATCCATAACGACTTGTGTGATTAAGATAGATTGGAGAATTGTATTTAGCTGCCTTGTTTGGAACCATACCATCCCTTGTATTTTGAGATAAATAATCAGGAAACAATCCTTGACCCTTACCAATGATAAGATAATCCTGTAGTCTCATCATGTAAAAATCAGCACGTTGTTTTTGGATTGTTCTCAAATACTTCATGGTTTCTATATCCACACCAGTAGCTGACTCCATATCACCTTTTACTATTGCACGGTTCATTGTTCTAAAATGTAGGTGTGGTATCATCTCATGATAACTTACTTGGATAAGATACGGGCTGATATAATCTTGAACTAATGTTAATTCATTTTGATTAAATGTATTACCAGTAGAAGATACACAACTCAATAAGTGATTATAGAATTTGGTACCCAATAATGGTTGGAGTTGTAAATCCTGAGATACGCCTATCTCGCTACGAATTATATCAATATCAACATTCTTGTTGACATTTGTAAACGCCTTTAGTTTATTCTCCGATATTAATAGAACGTTGGACATGTTATATTTTTTTATATTGTTTCATCACCTAACCACGCAATACATTCTTCCTGAGATATACCATACCCACTCATTAACATTTGTGTTGCTTGTTCACGTGTAATTTTTTCTTTATTGTAGTCTCTAACAATACGTAAAAGACCTTGATACTCACGACCCTTTAATCCTTTGATATGTTCATTGACAACCATTTGTTCATTATCAGTTACATTATCACTTACCACAGGTTTTTGTTCAATGTCACCAGTTTCATAAATTGACATTGGTTTAATTTCAAAAACAGTTGGAGTTTGAAATTTCAATGATACCATTTTATTGAACACACCTAATAATTGTTTTTGGTACGGCATGATAACAGTCTTTCTAATGAACTCAATGTGAGTTGTAATCTCATCCTTAGACCCCAATTTGTTTGCAGTACTGATACCAAATAACTCACCTGATGAAATCCTATGTGCTGATAAAATTGAACGGATTATATCGTCATAGATTGCTTCATAGTAACCATCATTTGCTGTTGTTTGTATTTGTGTAATCTCAGGTGATAATTCTTTACTTTCGTTGAATGAAATGATTGGACGACCTGCGTTATTAACACTACTGAATTGACTTTCCAATCCTCTTGTTATCAATCGTTGTTCCTCAATGGATGGTAACCCATTATTCATATTAATCCAAAGTGATGGTAACATACCATTCTTTAAATTGTTAGCGTGAAACTCTTTTATGTTTACATCAATTTCAATACTTGCCAAACCACCTGAATAATCAGGATGTGGGTAATAAGAATTTGATGGTGAATATTGTTTGTAATAAAATATTTGAGATGGGTCACCTTTTTCTTGAGAGAAATAATCAAATTCTTCAACAGGAAACTTTTTAATGTTAGACCAATCAGCACAATAATAATATTTCTCAATCTTATCTGTTTCAGGATTAATCTTACCTGAACGTAATCTACTGAAATCACAATGATATATCTCAGCGATACTCTTTCTATCACGAGACCAAATAATGTTTAGTGCAAACCCTCCAAATAATACAAGGTCCAACGCACATTTCTCCATGACATCAGAAACATTTTCAGAGTCATTTATAAAATTAACAGCAGCCATTGGGTTATTTAATGATACAATACCATCACCCATTATTTGTTCTTTCTTTGATATAACAATAGCCTTGTGTATTGCTGAATTATTCCATCTACTGATTAGGTATTGTGGCATCACATTTCCTTCACCGTAATACACCCATGGTTTTTTATCAAACGTCTCACTGAAAACGGGTAGTAAAGGTTCTTGTGTAAACTCTAATTTACCTAATTGATATTTTTGTTTTTCACTCATAATTAATTTTCTTGAATATATATATAATTACTGTTATCCTCATCATCTGAAATAAATGAAATAAAATCATTACCTGTTTCAGTTGTTCCATTTACGAATACCATACCAGTATAAACCAAGGAAGTACCATTACCATAAATTTGGAGTTGATACTGTCCCTCGTAGTTTAAATCATTATTTGTTAAATCTAACACGATTTCACAATACCTAATGTTCTCACCAAAATTAGCACTATTAGTAAGTATTGTATACGATTTTTCCTCCTGTGATAGGATATGTAAAAATGTTAAGGTGTAACCTGAAAAGTCAGTCCTTGAGTTATTATTGATATTCAATACCAATTCATTACTCTGTCCTTTATTAATATAAATCATATATAGTTAAATATAAAAAATTCCACGTTGAAATGGTATTGATAAAAAATAATAATAAAAAAGGGGCGTATAGCCCCCTTTTCGTTTGAAATAGATATAGAAAATAGTTCACCAAAGAACTACATGTTTTTATCCACTGATAGTTGCACCACTGAATACAGTAGCTAAAGCACCTACGATGATTGGTGCTGGATCAACTTCTTGACCTGTGAAAGTCAAAGTCCATCCGTTCAAATCACCTAACGCAGTACCTGTTGTACCTGCACCTGCTGATAAATACATACCATTCGTTAATCCTAAATAATACTGAGTATCATTTTGATCAATTGCAATAATTTCTAATTTGTCATTTTGACCTAATATTTTTACTTGATTTCTAAGGTCAGCTTGGTATTTGTAGAAAACTGCAGTTAAAACTTGTTCGTAATATCCAGTACCATTCTCAAAAGATTTTGTAAAATTTTGAGTTAAAGAACTTGTATTACGTTTGATTTCAAAACCGTATATTGTTGTACCTGATGCAGAAGTTGCACCTGTGATTGAACCAGCGGTGTTGTATGTAACACCTGTGACACCACCGTTTGCACTACCTGGTCCTCCAACAATATAAATTTTCTTAAGTGAACCGATTGAGTCTGAACAACCCAAAGCAACACCCGAAGATATATAACACGACATAATTTATATGTTTAAATTTTTTTGTTTATGTTAAAGGGGACTTTCACCCCTTTTGTTTTTATAAGTTCTACTACGCTACGTTATTTGTTGCGAAGTAATTAGTTCCTGAGAATGAAGCGATAGCTGCACTGTAAGAGTA